GTGAGATGCACCGCACGAGCATTCCCACTGACGTATCGAAAGGTCTAATTCCTCATTTATCTCACCACATACAGAACACGTTTTACTACTTGGAGCGTACCTGTCAATTTTCACCAAGGCAACTCCTCTCCAAGCGCATTTATATTCTAGTTGACGGAAAAATTCACCTAATGCAACATCAGATAGGCTTCTATTCAATCCTGCTTTTTTTGCAGCACCATTAGGAAGATAGTTACCGGATTTATCTACCTTTGAGCTTGGCCGCTTCATTAATCCTTTCAAGTTAAGATCTTCAATAGCTAAAGCTTGGTTCTCGCTAGTTAGTCTATGTGTCGTCTTATGAAGAAAATCACTTCTTGCGTTTCCTATGCGCCAATAAAGTTTTGACAATTTATTTTTTAATTTATCTCTATTGGAACTACCCAGTTGTTTTCGACTAATCCGTTTCTGCAAACGCTTTATTTTTTTCTCATTAATTTTCAAAAGAGCTGGGCTTCTTATTATCTCTCCTGTACTTAGTACTGCTAATTGATGTTTAAAATTTACCGTCTTACACCCTACATCAATCCCTATAGGAGTTGTAAGAGAATGTGGTTCTGGAATTATTTCATTTCTCTCTACAATAGCTGTAGCTGTATATATCCCATGATTTGATTGCCTAATCGTTACTCTTAAAATCTTGCCACTTGGCTCCCTTCCACCCCGAAATTTTACAAGCCCTATCTTAGGTAGAAGTATCATCTTGCTATCCATACAAACTAAAAACTTACCTCTACTGGTAAACTTTTTTTGAGAATGATGTTTAGACTTAAAACTTGGTAAATTGGTATCAATTCCTTTTTCTTTCTTCATAAAATACTGACGATAAGCTGAATCAAGATCTTTACAAGCTTCATTAAGCGCTTGGGAATCAGCATTCTTTAACCAATCAAATTGTGACTTCAAAACCTTTAGACGTTTTTGCAGTTCATAATTTGTTGGCCTTTTATGCCCTAACTCATACTGCTCCTGACAATAAGCTAAAGCATTGTTGTATACCCAGCGCACACAACCAAAATTATTAGCAAAATATTCTCGTTGATGTGAATTAGGATAAAGCCTAAATTCAATACCATACAACATTATCAAACCTCACGCGGAAGTAACTTAAACACTCTTTGATTAATACATTCACATTCTTCCGCCATATTCAATGCTGCCGTTACAGAATGTTTAGCTAGAGGCTGAATGGCAATAAAGCTATCACCGTTCTCCATCGCAGATTCTAGTGTCACTAATATCCCTTGAATCTGTTTAAGGCGAATATCCAATTCTTCAATACATCCCAGTTCATTAAGTGAATCAAATTTAGGTTGATTCATGCTACACCTCCATTTCGAATAACGGCGGTAAAAATTAAAACGAAATCACGAGAAAATAGCTTGCGAGCTTCTTTCTCTGAATTAGCATTACAAATAATTTTTTGAAAAGATTTATTTAAGGTGCCACGGCGAAACGCAGCAAATTTGAAGGTATGCATAATGAACTCCTAAGTCTAATTAGAGTTCACCACTACAGGTTCCAATCTGATTTGGTGGTGAACTGAGTCTGGTTGGAACTACCGTGACATAGGAAACGGCCAGCACGAATGCTGCCAAACTCAGCCCACCATAATTAGGCAAGCTAACGCACTAAATGTCTCGACACTCTGGCATTCTTGATGCTCTGGTGATCATGCTTCGGACACAAAAAAACACGCATACTTGTGGCGTGTTGTGCGCCTATATCTAAACGGGGTTCCAATCCCGGTACCAGATTTTTCTAGTACGTCATTAGAGTAAATGTTTACTTATATGTGTGTCAACAGTTTTTACTTCTTATCTAAATGCGATAAGACTACCAAAATTTAATCTCCAGCTTCCCCCTTGCATTTTTAAAAATCCATGTAGGCTAAGCAATGCAAATAGATTTGCGCTAAAAATAAATAACAGTTGGATATTCGTTGTATGAAAAATTTAGAAATAAAAAAATTAGTTGGAAGTTTGGAATTGATTGTGGCTGCGGCTGAGCCTGGTGTGGTAATTACTGAAGAAATGAGCCTTAGCTGTAACGAGACATTGATAAAGGCTATTGAAGAATTGAAAAAAAACATACAGGAAAGCGACTAGTTATTAAATGGGGCCACGGCCCCATTTTTACCCTATCGGAATGCTAGCCTCTACACTTAAACGATATGCTGATGAATCACCTCTGGCGGTAACCTTGTCGACAGAATAACGCCCTGCCATATCATTTGGCCAACTATCACCAAGCGTCATAATGCCCTCAGCGACGATAAGAGGATCGCCTGGTATATCGACTCGTAATATACGCCCCGTCCTATCGATTTTTCGCAATTCAGCTTCAATCGCATTATTAGCTTCAGCTTCAGATGAATATGTAGATGGTAATCGCTTGAATGGTGAGCTACCTGTTTTAACTTCAATCTCCTCCCCTGTCTGCTGATTAAGCCAGTTAGCTCTAACGCCTTTAAAGCGTTGCTTACTTGGCTTATCCACCATTGCATTCGAGAAGCCTGGGTTAGTCGGCTGGTTGTTGTACGGGCGGTATATGGCAACTTCTGGAAGGTTTTGCCCGGTAATGGTTTTTACTTTCCCTCTACGAGCTAACACGTACAGGTTGTCTACCGGCTTTGCAACCGCATCATGTTTACGAGCTAATCGGGTCAGAAAGCTAGAATCTGTTTCATCGGTTTGCTCAACATGACTAAACCTTTTTGATGCAAGTTCTTGATCAACTCTAGGTGAAAACCCATGAGGAATAACGATCTCTTTGAATAAATCGCCTAAGGTTATGTTTTCCCAACTTCTTGACTTTCGACTCTTAAACTCCGTTTTGTCATCAACAACAAACGGGGCGGCTGTAGCAACAATGGTTATTTGTGGTGGATACAACTGAGGAACGATGCGAGTAATCTTAAAGTTGCCTTTATTAATTACATTACCCTCATACCCCTCAAACCATGTTATCTCTGCACCTTCTTGCGGAATTTCGGAATTGTTGGCAACGCTAACTGTTAAGCGCAAAGAGTCGGATTTTAACCCAGAAGCATCAACTCGCTCAAAGTTCATAAGGTTAGCATTAATAACATTAGCTCCTGGTCCTGACACATAGCATTTTGGTTTGTATCCTAATCCCATACATTCACCGCTTTAGGTTCAGCTTTATCTGGTAAATCAGGCAAAGATATTAAAACGCCTGCAGGAAATGTTGATGATGTTTCTAAATAGTCATAAAGATGGGAGTTTTCTTTGTAAGTTAAATCAAAGATTTCATCATCATCACGACCAAGCTCTCGGTAAAGAATAAGGCCAAGCGTATCACCATCCGTTGTCATTACAGTTTTCAAGCATACTCCTCCAATTGGATATTGAACTGGGTAATCATAGGCTCACCATCCGAAAGAATTTGTTCCTGATTTTCCTCTACATTATCTATTGTCCATTGCCCTAAATTATCGCCGGCATTATTCGTTAACGTATGAGGCTCATTCATCATAGAACGCAAGGTATCCAAAGCTTCTGTGGCTGACCCGCCAAACCACTTACCAGATAAAGATATAGTTTCCAGAGGCAAAGAAACCAGTTGTTTTACTGGTTTCTGTCCCATGCGTTCCTGCTTTTGCCATCCACTACGGAATCGTCGCGACAACTTTTCGTATTCCGTGTTTTTAGCAGGTGAAAATACAAAATCACCTAAACACAACATATTGCGCATTATGTAGTATCCCCAAGAGAGCTATCGATCGCGATGTTTAAATTTGATGGTTCCATATTAATAAAGGCTAACGCTGTTTGATTAGCTACATCAGAAGCATACTGCCTGTCATAAGCAGGATTTCCTGTTGGCGCCAAATTCATATGAATATCGACCTTTCGCTGATCAATTGCTTGTGTACTTTGCTTGGCAACCTGAGCGATTAGCGCTTTATCTCCAGAATTTGGTGGCAGGGATGTTTTATCTTCAGAAAACAAACCCGCTACCTTCTCACCAAACCAGCGACCTAGCTCACTCCCTGCAAAACTTCCTAACGCGCCACCTATCGCAGTACCAATGCCAGGTAAAAACATGGTTCCTAACGCTGCCCCAGCAGCCATTCCACCTAAACCACCAGACATATCACCAATGGAGCCTCCGATGTCGGTAGCATTGCCAGTGCGAACTGCCCCTGCCAGATCAACAGCGTCCATTGCAAAGCTTAATGGTCTTATCAACTTGCCAGCGACTTTACCTGCTTTAGGAAGTAAACCAGTAGCCCCGTGCAATAGGTCAACAGTGTCTGCACCGGCTAAAGCCATTCCACCAATTTCAGACGCATTAGCCAAGCTAGGAAATGCAGCTAACCCCCCTGCTATACCTGTTAAGCCTAGTAAACGTCCCCATTTTGAACGACTACGAGTTCTAGGTCTTGGTTGCCTTTGGCTTGACCTTCGGGTTCCTCGACCTCCACCGCTGTAACCACCGCTTTGTCCTAATCGGTCAATATTTCGGTTTAATCGACTAAGAGAGCTGGATGCCCTGTCTGCAGATCGTTTGGTTTGTAATGTGCTTTGAGAAAGTCGGTGCTGACCTAATAAGTCTTTACCTGAACCAAGTAAGTTCTTAGCCAGCTTCCAGCCTATCATTGCGGTTTTAACTGCAACAAAACCAGTAGCTACCGTACCCAACGCAACACCAATCATTGGTGCTTGTTCTAATGAATCAGCTATCCAGTTGGTGGCATCAGCAACAGCTGGAGCAACTGCGTTGATGATTGGAAGAAAGCCATCACCAATAGAAATGGTTATCCGATCAAAGGCGCTACCAATTCGATCAAGAGAATACTGAGATGAATTCCTCTTCCTTGTTAACTCTTCTTGCCACTTAGCATCTCTTTCAGCTGTATCGCTCGCCTTTTTAAGCGTGTTGATTAGCCCTTGTTCACCATCCATTGTTTTAACTAGTTTTACAACTGAGCCTTGAATTTCCTTGCCGAACAATTGCGAGATAATCGCCGAACGGTCGACATCATCAGCATCCTTTAATGCTTTTAGCACCTCGACTAATGTTCCAGCAGCATCACTCTGCATGTTCGCAGCAACGTCATCGGCATTTAACCCTAAACGTTCAAAAGCATCCTGCTGAGCACCAGTTGCTGAATAACCAGCAGTCAAAGCGTTGGTAATGTTTTTCAAAGCAGTTGCTGATGTTGACTCATCACCATCTGCAGAAAATATTGAACCGGCTAAAGCCGCAACTTGAGCCTCATTAAAGCCAGCATTAAGCGCTGTTGCACCTTGTCGCTTCATTACTGCAGCAATGTTTTTTGCTTCTGTGTTGGCTAGGCTGTCAGCTAAAAAGTTGGATGTTTTAGCTAAGTTTAAAGCGGATTCACCCTCTAAACCCATTGACGCTTTGAATGTGGCCAGCGTGGTACCCGCTTCTTTTGCATCGATATCGAATGCAGTCGCCATTTGCGAGGCTTCATCTGCAAATTGAAGTAACTGCTCAGGAGTCATGTTGGCATTAGATCGTCCAGCTGCAGCGACAATCTCTGTCATGCCGACTTGATCCATGCCTTTTTGAACAGCTAAGTTTTTCATTTTACGTTTAAAATCAGCTTCTTCTTCAGGCGTATCAAACGACGTTGCCTTTTGGACATCGATGTAAGCTGACTCATAATTAACTGCCTTACCTGCGGCCATCACCATTGGTACTGTGGTAGCTGCAACACCTAGCGCCTCACCCATAAGCTGGCCGCGTTGTTCCTGGCGAGCAGCTTGTCTGGCTTTAATGGCATTAAGTTCTTTTAGATCTTGCTTTTGAGCTTGAAGTGCTCGGTTGGTCTGATTGGTTCTAAGCTCAAGTTTCAGCTGTTCACTGCTTAAAGACTTTACATTAACGCCTGCGGACTTTAACTCTCGACCGACACTACCTAGCTGTAGCCGCTGCTTAGCTAAAGAAGCATTAAGTTTGTTAACTTCCAGCTCAGCTTTTTGAAGCTTTTTGATGTCTTCTTTTCTAGCCACACCTGTTGAA